TCATACGATACTCCGCTGCTTGCTCATGGGCTTGAAGACTTCCCGGATTTCGCCGTGGATAGTGATGCGAGGCAGCATTTCTGGAGGCACCCGCGCCCAGCGTTCAGCGCTGACGTTGCAGCCCCACAGCTCAATTCCGTTCTCGCCGGGGATGCGTTGGAAGCGGCGCGCGCAATGCCATCGGCTTCCGTCGGCGTGGTCGATCTCGACCAGGTACAGGCCGTCATAGGCAACCGCACGCCGGTCGAAGTCCACCTCGATGCAATCCCCGGCTTCGATCTCCGACGCCAGCAGCGTTGCCTGAACCTGGATCAGATGCAGGCCGAAGATGGGGCCCAGTTTGCCCACGTCGACCACCTTTTCCACGGCCCGTGCGGGGAGTGCGCGGTGCGGCGCAGTGCGCGCCGGAACAAGTTCGATGGCTTCATGCATGGCCGGCCTCCTGAGCGGATTCGCAGTAAGAGGCGGCCATTTCGAGGAGCGAGGCTGCGGCATGGATCAGCACACTGTCATCGTTTTCGGCCACGAGGTACAGAATGGACAGGACGACCGCGATATCCGCAGCGCAGCGGCAGAAGGTCGTTACTGAAACTTGCTCTTCGTCCGCGCGGGCCTGCACTCCAACGGCCGCCCATTCTGCAAGCCGGACTAACCCCCAGGTCGGCTCGTCTCCGGAGTCTTCGGCGAGCGACTGCAGCACCGCCAAGGCTTCTCCGACCTTTGCCTGAACGTCACCCAGGAAGTCCCGTGGACGTGCCGGCGCTGGAACTGGTGCAGGCGATGGCGGCGCCGCGGTAGCTGGTGTGCGCGGGTAGGTTTCCCAGCCGTCGAGCACAGTGGCATCTTCGGTCAGCCCAATCAGCGGCGCGCGAGCTTGTTCAATGAAGGCAAGGCGCTCGGGGGTATGGCAATCCCCCGGCACCTGCAGTGCGGCCTTCACCAGAGCTGCAACGGTGAAGGGTTCGTTTCCCGCCGGACCATCCAGCTCCGCGTCGGAACTGTTGGCGAGGCGTTCGGAGAGCTCATATGCCATGCGCAGGAGTCGGTCACTTTCTCCCGAGTACAGGTGGGGGCAGTCGGCACGCGCTGCACCATTGAGCGCCGTCGCCAAATCTGCGAGCCACACGCGGGCCTGTTGCCGTGTTGTCGGGGCGGGAGCGGCCTGAGTCGGCACCGCGGGACGACCAGCCTTCGCGCCGCGGCGGGTGGTGGTGCCTGCGGCGCTCATGCTGCACCCCCTTCGGTCTGGATGCTGCGGTTGATCGCCCACTCGGCCGGGCCACCAGCGATGCCGTAGTTCACCATCTGGTCGCAGACCGATCCCATGAATGTGCACAGGTACTCCGCCATCAGAAAGTTGTTCGCGGCCTTCCGTTTGTCGCCGGTGCTTTCAACATCGCGCCGGGCGTCGAGCAGGAAGTCGCGGAGCGTGGACGCGTGCTGTGCGAGTTCGTTGAATACCCTCTGGCTGTCATCCACAGACGCCGCCGGCTCGCGTCGGATCGGTGGTCGGGGCGGATCGCTAAATGGCTTGGCGGCTGCAGACGGCGGTGCAGTAGCATGATCCTGGCCCGAGCAGATAGCTGCGAACTGGAGTTGGCGGGCAACATCGTTGGGCTCTTCCAGCGCAGCGCAGAGCGCCCCGAGCTTGTTGGTGGCCGCCATCAGGTGGCCGAAGGCTCCTGGCGTGGTGAGCGACCAGCCCCGCGAAACACCCAGTTCGACGGCAGCGCGCAAGCTCTCCCGCGGCCACACCAACTCATGCAGCAGGTCGGTCCGCGATTGCCATGCTTCGCTACCTTCATCGTCGGGAAGGTTGTGCAGACGGCACGCCACGATCGTGATGAGTTCGCACGGCGTGTCGCAGGGGGTCCAGCCCTCTGGCGGTTCTTCGATGTCGGCCAGCAGGCTGGCGATCACCGCGAGCGCGGCACGCGCCGAGGGGAGCCAGTTAACTTCCGGCTGGGTGCCGACTCCAGGATAAGCATTGATCGGCAGGACAGCCGCCGGTCGCCGATCTTGCGTGCGTTCCCGTGCTGCGGGCGTGGCTTGGGTTGCGCTCTCCTGGGAGCGCGAGATAATCGCGGTCATGGTTCGTTTCCTTGGACGGTTTCGGATCTAGAAGCCCTGAAGCGCTCTCACCTGCTTCGGGGCTTCGCCATTTCTGAGCTACTGCGGCGCAGTGGCTAGCGTTGAGGGTTCGATTTTTCGTGGCCTCTTCTCAGTTGCGCGGGCGGTTGCTCGCACGATGAAGCTGTTCAGGCTGATGTGCTCCGCCTCGGCGCCGGCTTTGGCCTTGGCATACACAGATCGGGGGATCCGGAGGGTGATCCGCTCATGCTGAGATGGTTGGTTCATGATTTTCCTGTGACACTGTTTTTGTGTCGTGTTGAATTTTGCGCATGACACTGTTTCTGTGTCAATAGGCTATGACACTGTTTTGGTGGAGAATCCGCGCCATGGACGATGAAGACCGCTACACCCGCATCACGCTGCGCATTCCGAAGGATCTGCATCAGGTGCTGACCACTGCCGCAGAGCGAACGTCGAAGAGCTTGAACGCCGAGATCATTGGGCGCTTGCAGGCATCCGTTCCTGACGACACTGAATCGGCGGCGCTCGAGGTGTTGCCGGAAGGCAGTGCTCTTCGCCACGACCTGCAGAGTTCGATAGCGCAACTCCACAAGCTCCGTAACGAGAAAGCCATCCTTGAACTCAGGATGTACCTGTCTGCCCGGACTGACACCCCGATGCACGATCTCCGTTCGACGACGGCGCGTCTCGAAATCCTCAGACACGAAATCGCGTTGTGCGAGCAGTCCATTCAGCAATTCAAACTTGAAGCGCTTGCGAACTACGGACCAGGGTCCGTTCCAAAGCACGAAGCCGACGCGAAAGCGCGCAAGCCCAAGCCCTGACCCCACTACAGCACTTTTGTAGTGACCGACCCAACCACCAGCGGTGGATGAACCCGGACAGCCTGACGTCACTACGAAAATTCCGTAGTGACCGGCCGTGGCGGAAATCACCATGGTTGCCATTACTCCACTTCCTTCGGCCAGCGCTTGAGACGCTTCAGTGCGCGGCTGGCGGGCAGCACGCGGTCACGGCCAAGACGCCGCTGAGATCGGCTGCGGGCTGCTGGGCGCCCAGCTTGCCGGTGTGCAGCTTGATGGCGCGCTGGGTGAGTTGGTGCAGGTCGGTGCTCACGGTCGTCACACAGCCTTTCCTGCCAATCGTTCCATCAGCGGGCGCTCGCGGTACTCGCCGAAAGCGCCACCGAAAAACTCGTTTGCTTCATCGTGGATGGCTCGGTCGAACTTGGCGTTGGTCGTCATCTCGCGCATGAACGCCATGGTGTGGCACCACTTCAGTGGCTGGGACAGAGGCTCAGTCCATTCGTCTTTGCGTGTGCTAGCTGAGTTCTCCAGAGCCAGTACGCAGATCAACCGGTGGCTCTTCTCGCCGTACTTGCGTACCAGGTCGGTATCCCGGTCGGCTGGATTCGTGTTGATCGCGTCAAAGATTTGCGCGCGCGTTGCTTTGCGATCCAAGGCGTCACACAGCGGGAGTAGGTACAAGCCGATCTCTACCTCTGCCGACCTCAGCATCAGTTCTCGCTCATCGATTTCTGCCAATTCCGCCATCGCGCTGGCCTTCATGGCCCCGTCGGCAGCGTTGTCTCGACAGCGCTCGAAGTGGGTGCGATGCCTGTGATTGGCATCCAGGCCTCGGATGACCCGGCGGGCGAAATGCCGCAGCGCCACCAGTTGCTTGATGAGTTGGCCGGCGGTCTCGGTGCCTGTGATTTCAAGATTCATTGGTTCAGTTTCCTGTGGACGGTGACTCCGGGGCAATCCGCAGCCTGTGGATTGACGTCGGCGGCTACAGGCGGTGACGTGCGGCGCGCTCGACCTCGGCGCGGCGCTCGATGTGCCGGCGGCGCCGGGTGATCTGGTGGTCGCGCCACAGCACGCCGGCGGCCCAGACCAGCGAAGCGGGCACGCTGGCGCCGGCGCGGCGTCGCATGGCGGTGAGGCGGAAGAGGGCGCGGAGGGTGCTGGACTTCATGACGCGCCCTTTTGCTCCAGCTTCAGCTGGAACTCGCTGGCAATGGCCGTGGCGCGAAGGAGTTGCGCTGCCAAAGCGGCGATGGTCGCTGCTTGATCGGCGTGATGAACTGCATCTGCGAGCCGTGCGCGCTCGACCATCTTTCGCGTGGCTGGGGGCATGCTTTCGAGATCGACATCAGCCCAGAGGTCTTTGCCTCCAGCGAAGGGGGAGGGGAACAGCGGGTTGGGGATCATGCTGCCGCCCCTGCCGGTGCTGCGGTGTCCCGCTGCTGTGCAGAGAGCACGCCGTTCATCGCGCGGCGCACCCGCAGGGCGTGTTCGCGGCCCAGGCTGTGGGCCAACGCCATCAGACCGGCTTCGAGCGATTCGAGCGTGGGTGCGCCGACCGGCAGCAACGCAGTTGCCTGACAGTCGGCCGGCATCGGCACGGGGACGGCGGAGTAGGCCCGGCCGCTCTCGGTCTGGGCATCGCACCAATCGGCCAGCGCGCGGGCACGCTGTGCCCAGTCTTCCGCGGCGGCGGAGGCCGTGCGGAGCTCGCATACGGCGGCTGGCCAGCGTCGCGACTCCGTGGCATGCAGTGCCAGCGCGCAGCGGCGGCTGTGGGACTCAGGGGCTGCCTGAAGTAAGGCGGCAAGTTCGGTGGTCGGCATCATCACTCCACGCCCCGGGATGAGGCATGGAGTGAAGTATAGATAAACTGGAAATCAAAGTCAAGTAAAACTGGAAATCTTCTCTTGCAGCTTGAGCATTTCTATGCTGTCGGGGTACCAGAGCGACTGGGATGCAACGGCGATGACGGGCCATACCTTCAGGATGTCCTGTTTATCGATCGTCACTCGTTCATGCTGAAGTGTGGAGAAGGTCCAAGACGACCCCTGCTCTGCGAGGAACTCCAGCAACTGAGTGGGTTGCGATTCTGAGTCCACTAAGCAAAGCTCTCCGAAACCGGGACGACCCTCTTCTACTATCACCAGGAACTGATGATGCTTCACGACCGGACTCCCGCCTTCCCCCTTGATGCGAATCGCAAAGGCTCCCGGTGCGTTCAGTCCCCGTAGCGATCCGCTTAACCCTTTCATGTCCCAAGCAAACACGGAGCCGTTGATGGTCGCCTCTCCGTGAACGCTCACACTACCAAGGAAGCCCTCACCGACGCGAGGGATCGCCACAGGCCTCCCCTTTTCGTCGAGTTCGACCTGGTGGGGTAGGGGGAATCCAGTTTCGGCCGCGATCTGCACGACTTGGTCATAGCCTGGAGAGTGCTTGCCCTGCTCCCAGAGCCCGATGTTCGATTTGGACCGGCCCATGGCCTCCGCCATTTGTGCGAGCGTCCATCCCTTGTGCTTGCGGGCCAGCCGTACCCAGTCTTTAAGTTCCATGATTCGATAGTAGAGTTTTGCTGGAAGAGAATTTCCAGTTTTTCTTTCCAACTTGATCCAGAATAGCTAGACTTCTGGCTTTGTTGGCTTGAAAAACTGGAGTGACGATGACCCCCCCTGTGGATCGAGCGGTCGAAATAGTGGGCACACAAGCCCTTCTTGCTGCAGCACTTGGAGTAAGCAAGAGCGCGGTGGGCCAGTGGAAGGAGGCAGGTCGAAGGGTACCTGCCGAGCACTGCCCCGTTATTGAACGTCTTACAGCGGGCGCTGTCCGCTGTGAGGAGCTCAGACCCGACATCGAGTGGAGCGTCTTGCGTGGCGAGATAGCCCCACCTACCGAGGTGAGCCATGGCTGAGCAGCACGGACAGTCAGTCGATACCCGCGCTGAGCCGCTGCCGACCTTTGCCTGCTTGCAGGGCGACACGCAGTTGACAAGCAGGGCAGTAAGCCTCCCCTGTGTTGATGAGAAGGACAGCCTTCTGCTTGCGGACATCGAAGCAAGGCTGGCAGAGGAAATGCGGGGGCTCGCCCTGACGCTCGAGCAATTCGCTCTGCGCACGAAGGCGGTACGCGAAGACATCCCCAGCAGTGCCAAGTTTTGCAAGCTCGTAACGGGCTTTCTCCCGCTCGTCGCTTTCCAGTTCGCGGACGCGATCCTGCGCTGCCCGAAAGGCTTCACGTTCGAGGACGACGGCGCTCTGTACCTCCAGCAGCTTGGTCTGGAGGTCGAGGATTTTGTCCGTGAGCTCGATCTTGAGGGCCGCAAGTTTCTCGCGGTCGCGTTCTTGGACAAGAGCGGTCGCGATGTTCTTGATCGTTCCGCCGATGGGAATGAGTTGTGAAAGCTCTGAAAGCATTTTTGCCGGCCCCTCCCGGTGATTGTTATGTAGGAACTTCCATCGTAGCCCGGGAGAGGGCGGGCACCTTTTGCGATCACGACGCACCTCGGTCAGGACGCTGCTGCAGCCGACGTGGCGAATGCCCCTCTGAGCGAGCCTGGGCGGCCCGGTACTCCAACCGGAGTTCGCCAGCAATCCACCGCATCTCCAATTTCGCCGTGCTCATGACCTGGGTGCACAGCCCAGTCGCGGGATCCACGTTCAGGGAAAAGCCAGTACGGCTGGACGAGTGGAAGGGCTGGCCGGTGGCCAGGGCTGATGAGGAGGGGCGTGATGTCTTCATGCCTCGCATTGTTTTTTTTCGTCCCTTCAATGTCATTCCTCGGCGTTCCCAACTTTTGGGAAGGGGTGCGAAGGGCGCATTTTTCGGAGCACACCATGGGTGAGTACGAGAGCTTCAACCAGGCACTCATCGAGTGCGTGAAGGTGGCTGGCGGCAGCAAGGTGGTGGGTCACAAGCTATGGCCGGAAAAGGCCGTGGATGCGGCCCAGCGCCATCTCCTGGCTTGCCTGAACGAGGACAAGCCCGAGCGCCTGTCGCCCGAGCACCTCCTGATGCTGCTGCGCCTGGCACGCGACAAGGGCTGTCTGGTTGGCATCGACTTCATGCTCGGGGAACTCAGCTGCGCGCCGGCCCAGCCGATCGAACCCAAGGACGAGATCGCCGAACTGCAACGTGCCTTCATTGAGTCCGTGAACGCTCAGGCCAAGATCGCAGAGCGTATCGAGCGCGCGGCAGGCCGGGTCAATGTGAGGGCTGTCGCGTGATTCAACGCATGTATCAAGACCAATTCGAGGCCATCGCATTGGCCATCGCTGATAGCGGAAAGCCCTTCAAGCTCGTGGCCGCGCACGTCTTTCCTGACATGAAGCCAGCGAGCGCCTACGCGCGACTGAAGGCCTGCTGCAGTGCCGCTGGAGATCAGCGGCTTTCCCTGGGACACCTCTTGATGCTGATGCAGTTCTGCGAGCGCTACGACCCGCTGTATTTCCTCTGCGACGAACTCGGCCTGCGACGTCCCCGCAAACGGGAGCCGGATGATGAACATGAGGACGAGGCCGTGAAGCTCGTCGAGGTGATCAACCAGGCGGCCGACACCATGAATCGCGCCGTGCGGGCCATGGAGCAACTCAAGGTCCGTGGCGGGATCAGGGCGGTGGCATGACCAGGGCCACCGGTTCGCGAGCATTTCGTAGCAGACATCACCGAGGTACGGCCAGTGGCAACTGATGCGCGTCTTTCAACGGGTCTTCCCTCCCATCCGAAGACCAAGAAGCTGGTGCGCCGACTGGGCGCCGGTGCGGGGTGGCGACTGGTGTGCCTGTTCCTGTGGGCTGCCGCACATCGCAGCGACGGCGATCTGTCAGGCATGTCCGACGAGGACATCGAGCTGGCCGTGGACTGGGATGGCGATGAGGGGGTCTTTGTGCAAACGTTGGCGACCGTGGGCTTCCTCGACGGCGAGGAGGGCGCGCGGGTCATCCATGACTGGCAGGAGCACAACCCATGGGCAGCTGGTAGCGGGGCCCGGTCTGAAAAGGCGTCCTGGGCGGCCCTGATCAAGCAGCACGGCCGCGATGAGGCGGCCCGGATGATGCCGGAGTATGCCGCCCGGGTGGAGCGGGCATTCCAGGAGCGCAAAGCAGCATCCCGCAAGGATGCCAGCGCACCGCCAGCCGGTGCCACCGGAATGCCAGAGGCAGTCCCGGGCAGTGCTAGTGGCACTCCCTTAGCACTGCCAGAATCTGCTGCCTGCATGCCACTAGCACCATCTGGCAGTGCCCCGTCTCCGTCTCCGTCTCCGTCTCCGTCTCCGTCTCCGTCTCCGTCTCCGTCTCAGGTTCCGTTGGAAGGAGTTGAACCTGACGCGAAATCGGAGACAGGGAGGAAGCAGGTGAGGCTGGGCTACAGCGAGGAATTCGAGGCTGCGTGGGCTGCGTATCCATCCCGAAGTGGGCACTCCAAGCACGAGGCGTTCAAGGCCTGGCAAGCCAGGCTGAAGTCCGGTCACACCGCGGCGGACATGCATGCGGGCATCGTTCGATATGCCGGCTATGTGAAGGCGTGTGGGACCGAGCAGCAGTACGTGAAGCACGCCGCCACCTTCCTGGGACCCGACCGGCATTTCGAAAGCGACTGGAGCATGCCAGCGCAACCTCCAACTCCGAATGGCCGTGCCCGTCATGCCGGCTTCGACCAGCTCGATTACTCGAAAGGAGTCAGTGAAGATGGACGCATCCTCTAGCCCCGTTGGCGCGCCCGAGGCACAAGCAGCAACTGCTGCGGTCTCTCGGCAGCAGCTGTGCGACACCCATGGCGAGTACGAGTCTTTCCAGCGCTGGCCCGGCAGCCGCTTGTGGACCGGCTGCCCTGCTTGCGAGCGTGAGCACGCGCTTCAGCGGCAGGCTGAAGAGGCTGAGCAGCGGAGGCAGGAGGCGGAGGTTCACGCCGAACGGGTGCGCGCAAACCGGCTGAAGGTGAGCGGGCTAGAGGGCCGCATGCTCCGATCTGGCTTCGACACCTTCCAAGCCGACACCCCGGAGCAGCGTGTTGTCCTAGAGGCCTGCAAAAGCTTCGTATCGCCACTGGCTTCCGAAGACGGCGGCGGATTGTGGCTGATGGGGCTGCCGGGCACCGGCAAGACCCACCTGGGCAGCGCCATGGTGTCCCACGTCATCAACACGGAACGCAAGCGGGCGTGCATCTACAGCGCGCGGGAGCTGGTGCGCATGCTTCGAGCCAGCTGGGATCGGAGTTCCGCCCCGGCGGAGGGCGCCGACTGGCAGCCGACCACCGAGGACCAGATCATCGACTTCGTGGGCACGGCAGGCCTGTTTGTGCTTGACGAGATCGGTACCGGCTTCAATTCCAGCGCTGAGCAAACCCAGCTCTTCGACATCATCGACCTGCGCTACAAGCACTGTCTTCCGACGGTGCTGATCTCAAACCTGGATGTGGACGGGATCCGCGCTGCGCTCGGTGAGCGCTCTTTCGACCGACTGCGTGAGGGCGCCCGGGTACTGACTTGCACCTGGCCGAGCCACCGTGGACGCTGACTTCGCATCTTAAAACCGAGGAGACCTACCAATGAACGACACGAGGCTGGCCGGCATCCCGGCGACGGTGGAGCGGAAGCCAGACAAGGAAAAGGGCGCGCCGGCCGCGGCCACTGGGCAGCGCATCTGGCAAGCCATTGTCGACCTCCACAGCGCAGAACAGGCGATAACGCGCGAAGTGCTGGTTGAGGCAACGGGCTACAAGATGACCATCATCGATGATCACGTAACCCGGATGGTTGAGTGCGGGCGGCTACGCCGAGTTCGTGCCGGCTTGTTCGTGCCGATCCCCCAATATGAGCCACCGCGGCCTGTGTACGGATCGATGACCACCGATGGATTCTTCGTGCTGGAGGTGGGCGACCAAAAGGTGGTGATGCAGCCGCGTGAGGCACGCCAGGCTGGGGCACTGATGGCGGGGCAGTTCATGCAGCTCACCAGCATCCAGGCGAATCACGACCTGAACCAATTGGTATCCGAACTACATGAAGGTTTGAAAGCAGTCCGCCGCGACATTGGCAGGTGAGCGCGGGGCGACTGTGCCCTTTGTGGCCTTGTAAATGTCTCGCAGCGGGACATTTACCTGAATCCTTCCGTCTGAAACCTTGCCGTGCTGGATCGCAGTCCCCCGGCTGGGGTTTCCGGGTTTCCGCCCTATGCGGAAACATTCCAGGGGTGGAAACAAGCAACGGCAACTCCCCGCCCGAACCCAAGGGCAAGGCGGACCGCAAATCCCGGGTGGACTGGGATGCGGTCCAGATCGCCTATTGCACCACTCGCGCATCCACGCGCGCGATCGGAGCAGCCCATGGCATCTCGCACACCGCAGTCTCGCAGCGCGCCCGCCAGTAAGGTTGGCAGCGTCCCGAGGGTGATGCTGCAGCACCTGCCTCTGTCCCCGCCCCAACTCCTGTCCCTCCCAAGGCCGGCCCGGCTGCTGTGGCGCCCCCGCCGGTCCAGAGAGAAGGCGCCACGGCGCAAGCCCTGGAACTCTCTCCGCTGCAGCAGAGGTTCGTCGCCGAGTACCTGATCGACCTGAACGGCGCCCAGGCGGCAATCCGGGCAGGCTACAGCGCCAACTGCGCGAACGTTCAGGCCTCCCAGCTACTAGCACGCCCTAACATCCAGGCAGCAGTCTCCGCAGCCCGCCAAGAGCAGCAGATTCGACTGCAGATCAACGCGGACACCGTGCTGCGCCATCTCGCCCTGATCGCCACGGCCGACCCTCGCGAGTTGGTGGAGGTGAAGGTGGGTTGCTGCCGGCACTGCCACAGCGAGGGTCACAAGCGGCAGCGCACCTTGGCCGAGTACAACAAGGACGGGGAAGCTCATCGAGCGAAAGGCAAGCCGGACGAGGAATGGGACGAGGAGGGCGGCATTGGATTCGACTCTCTGCGCGCGCCGCACCCAGACTGCCCAGAATGCAGCGGCGACGGGCTTCCCAGGACTGTGCTGAAGGACACGCGAGCATTGAGCCCGCATGCCGCGGCCTTGTACGCGGGCGCCAAGACGGGCAGGAACGGCATCGAGGTGCAGATGCACTCGAAGATGGACGCTCTGGAGAAGCTGGCGCGGCACCTCGGGATGTACGAGAAGGACAACCATCAGAAGTCCGATCCGCTGGCCCTGCGCAACATGACCGACGCCGAGCGGTCCGTCCGGATGCACGCGGTGCTGTCGTCCAATCCCTCGCTGGCTTCCACGCTGGCTCAACTGGTGGGCACCGGGGGCATGCAGTGAGCCAGGTGCCTGACGCCGCGGAGCTGATGAAAGCGCTGCAGGGCCTGACGCCCGAGCAGCGCGCCGCCGTAGATTCCTTCCTGATGATGGCGAACCCGGCTATCTGGGTGCCCCAGGCCGGCCCGCAGTCGGCCGCATTCCACTCGCAGGCCGACATCCTGTTCTACGGCGGGAGTGCCGGAGGCGGGAAGGGACTCGCCCTGGGCACGCCATTGCCCACGCCCACCGGTTGGACGACGATGGGAGAGTTGCAGGTCGGTGACTTCTTGATCGACCCGGACGGATCGCCATGCCGTGTGACTGGCGTTAGCCCTGTTCAGCAGCGCGAGTGCTTCAAGCTCCGGTTCGACGATGGCTCGGAGCTGGTGGCCGATGACGTGCACCGTTGGGTCACGTTCAGTGCCGCAGAGCTGACCTCCCTCACGCGCATGGCGCCGGCCTGGCGCGCGAAGCGCAGAGCCTCGCGCCCGTCCCGGATCAGCGGAAACAAGTCTCCCGCCTTCACGGCAGCCCTCATCGAGAGAAACAGGGCCAGAGCTGAATCGCACGTACCGGACATTCCTCGTGGAACCATGCGTGACACCGTGATGCTGGCCGCGACGCTCCGAACTGCTTCTGGCCGTGCGAATCACGCCATCGCCTTGAATGCACCGTTCCAGTTGCCGGAGCTGGTTCTTCCCATTGCGCCATACACGCTGGGCGCCTGGCTGGGGCACGGGGCGTCCGCCAACTCCCAGATCACGGCACAAGACCTGGAAATCGTCGCGCGCATCCGCGCAGATGGCTTTGAGGTGCGCACTTACGAATGGGCGGACAACCAGCACAACGTGCTCGGCCTCCTGCAGGCTCTCCGTTGCGTGGGCCTGTTGCACAACAAACACGTTCCTCCCGTGTACCTGCGCGGCAGCGCGCGCCAGCGCCTGGAGTTGCTCCAGGGCCTAATGGACACCGACGGCTACGTGGCCTCCGACGGCGGCGCGGAGTTCACCACCACGCATCAAGGAATCGCAGGGAGCGTGCTGGAGCTGGCAAGGTCTCTCGGCATCAAGGCCACGCTGACCAAGGGCAAGGCCATGCTGAACGGTGAGGTGATCAGCGACAGGTGGCGGGTTTGCTTCACCACCAGCATGCCGGTGTTTACCCTGCCGCGGCATCTGGCGCGCATGAAATCGCGCACGCGCCGCACCACGGGCTTCCGGTATCTGGTGGAGTGCAGCTCCATCGAAAGCGTGCTCACCCGCTGTATCAGCGTGGACAGCCCCAGCCGCCAGTTCTTGGCTGGCGATGCTATGGTGGCCACGCACAACACGGACCTGCTGCTGGGCCTGCCGCTCACCGAGCAGGAGCGAAGCATCGTGTTCCGCCGCGAGGCCGTGCAGCTGATCGGCCTGGAAGAGCGGATGGCCACCATCCTAGGCTCGCGCAATGGCTACAACGGCCAGGACCATCTGTGGCGCCTGCCAGGTGGCAAGGTGCTGGAGCTTGGAAGCGTGCAGATGCCCGGCGACTGGATCAAGTACCAGGGCCGCCCGCACGATTTCAAGGGCTTCGACGAGGTCGCCCACTTCACCGAGACGCAGTTCCGCACGCTCATCGCGTGGATGCGTACGGACAATCCCAAGGTGCGGCAGCGTGTGGTGGCAGCCGGCAACCCGCCGACCGGACCGGAAGGCGAATGGGTGAAGCGGTACTGGGCCGCCTGGCTGGACCCGAACCACCCGAACCCGGCCAAGCCAGGCGAGCTGCGCTGGTACGTGACCAACGCCAAGGGTGAGGACCAAGAGGTGTCCGACTCCACGCCCGTGATGGTGGGCGACGAGCTAATGCAGCCGAAGAGCCGCACATTCATCCCCTCCCGCGTGGATGACAACCTTTTCTTGATGGCTACTGGGTACAAGGCCACGTTGCAGGCGCTGCCCGAGCCGCTCCGCTCGCAAATGCTGCGCGGCGACTTCAACGCGGGCTCCAGCGATCCTGTGTGGCAGCTCATCCCCACCGAATGGCTCAAGGCCGCCCAGGCGCGCTGGAAGGACCGCGAGCACAAGGGACCGATGACGGCCCTGGGTTTCGATCCATCCCGTGGCGGCCAGGACAAGTCGTCGGCTGCCCGCCGGCACGGCAACTGGTTCGACAAGGTGGTCACCGCCCCGGGCGTGGTGACGAAGGACGGCCCGACGGCTGCGGCTTTCGTGACGCCCCTAGTGCGCGACAGTGCCCCGATCTGCGTGGACTCCATCGGCATCGGCTCCAGCGCTCTCGACTTCCTCGTCGGCCTGGGCCTGAACGTGCATCCCGTGGTGGGCTCATCCGCGAGCGAACTGATGGACAAGGCCGGCCAACTGCGCTTCCGCAACAAGCGGGCCGAGATGTACTGGCGCCTGCGCGAAGCCCTGGACCCCACCGGTCCGGACCCGATCGCGCTTCCGTTCGATCCCGAACTGATCGGCGACCTCGCAGCCCCTCGATACAAGGTGGTCACGCTGGGCCGACAGGCCGCCATCCAGATCAGCAGCAAGGACGACATCCGCGAGATCCTGGGCCGCAGTCCGGACAAAGGCGACAGCGTGGCCATGACGTTCGACGCCGCCATCCCTTCCCCCGCGCCCAAGCCGCAGAAGCGGTCCTGGCGTGACCGTCTCACTTCCCAGGGCGCCGCCGGCTGGGACCAAGCAGCAGGATGAACATGAACAGCACACCCGTCATCAGCACCGGCGACGACGCCGCGCGCTCCAACTGGCAGCGCTACCAGTACGGGAAGGACCGGGGGCACCTGGACTACCTCATGCAGGCCGCGCGCTGCGAGGATATGTACATGGGCGGCGGCCGGCAGTGGACCAATGCGGCACGGGCCCAACTCGCATCGGAGCGCCGTCCTTGCTACGAACTGAACGGCATCAAGCCCAGCGTGAACAGCGCCGTGGGCTACCAGATCCACAACCGGCTCGACATCGCGCTGAAGCCCCGCGGCGGGGACAGCGACCTCGACACGGCCACCATCCTTTCCAAGGTGGTCATGCAGGTGGCGGACCTGTGCAATCTGCACTGGCACGAAACCCAGATGTTCAGCGATGGGGTCATCCAGCAGCGCGGCTACTACGACGTGCGCATGGACTTCAACCGGAACATCCAGGGCGAGATCGAGGTGTCCACGCTGGATCCCATGGACGTGGTGCCGGACCCGGACGCGAAGAGCTACGACCCGGACGACTGGGGCGACGTCATCGTCTCCCGGTGGCTGACCCTGGACGAGATCGAGCAGCGCTATGGGAAGAAGGCACGCAAGGCGGCCGAGGAATCGCACGACGCCGGCCAGGACTTCGGAGACATCGACGACGAGGTGGAGCGCAGCAAGTTCGCTTCGCGCGACCGGATGGGCCACTTCTTCGATGCGTGTGCGAAGAAGGAAGATGGGCTAGAGCGCTACCGCATCCTCGACCGGCAGCGGTTCGTGTACGAGCTGACCGACTGCATCGTCTGGCCGCGCACGGGCGACGTGCAGGTGGAGGAGGTGATGGCGCCGGACTCGATCCTGGACGCTCTGCAGAATGGCGCGGTGCGGGCCCGCCGCATGCAGCGCCGCGTGAAGTGGACCGTCACTACCTTCACCGCCACGCTCCACGACACCTACAGCCCCTATGAGCATTACACCGTGGTGCCGTACTTCGCCTACTTCCGCCGCGGCAAGACGAGCGGGATGGTGGATGACGCCATCGGGCCGCAGGAGATCCTGAACAAGGCCGTCTCGCAGTACATCCACATCGTCAACACGGCAGCCAACAGCGGCTGGGCGGTGGAGGAGAACTCCCTGACGAACATGAAGCTGGACGAGCTGCAGGCTCGCGGCGGTCAGACCGGGCTGGTGCTGGAATACAAGAAGGGCTCGAAGGCGCCGCAGAAGATCCAGCCCAATCAGGTGCCCACGGGCGTGGATCGGCTGATCGACCGGGCGGACAAGGCGCTGAAGGACGTGACGGTGCCCGATGCCATGCGTGGGCAGCAGGGCCCCGAAGTGTCGGGCGTGGCTATCCAGTCGAAGCAGTTCGCCGCGCAGCAGCAGCTCGCCGTCCCGCTAGACAACCTGAACTACACGCGCCACCTACTGGCCCTGCGCTTGGTCAAGCTGATCCAGCGGTACTACGACAGCTACCGCATCTTCCGCATCACCGAGACGGACCCGATGACGGGGAAGCCGCAGGAAAAAGTCATCGAGATCAATAAGTTCGACCCGGCCACCGGCCGCTATCTGAACGACGTGACCGTGGGCACCTACGACGTGGTCATCACCGAGCAACCCATGCAGGTGACGTTCCAGAACAGCCAGTTCCAACAGGCGCTGGAGATGCGAAAGGCTGGTATCGCCATTCCGGATCCCGCAGTGCTGCGGTACAGCAACCTGGCCGACAAGCAGGAGATCCTGGCTTCCATGCAGCAGGCCGGGACACCGCCGGCAGATCCGACGCAGGAGGCGCGCGTCCGCCTGCTGGATGCCCAGACCCGGAAGACCGATGCCCAGGCCACGGACGTCGCCGTGAAGACCCAGTACAGCGGCGCGCAGACTGCCCAGGTGATCGCCCAGAACCCGGCGGTGGCACCGCTCGCGGACAGCCTGCTGCGCTCGGCCAACTACAAGGACCACGACGCCGCGCCCATCGTGCCCCAGCCGGCCGGCGCGCTGCCCGCACTGGACATGCCGCGCAACACGGACCCACTCACCCCCGCCAGTCCTGCGAGAGGCGAGGAGGCGGGCATCGAAACCCTGGAAGCCGATGGCATCCGCACCTGACCTCAAGGAGAACGACATGGCAAAGAACGCCGCCATCGGCATGAACAAGGACTGGCAGGCCGAAAGCGACATGAAGACGCTCACCGAAGCCGAGGAGATCCGCCGCGACCCGGCCCGCTACAAGGCCGCGCTGGCGAAGGCCAAGGAAAAGATGGCCGCGCTGCAGCAGATGCAGGCCGCCGCCAAGAAGTGACCCACCACGAGCAACTCGAAAGGACCAACCCATGCATTCCCTGCTGCTGACGCATCTACTGTCCCGCCTCCACGCGCCCGCTGGCGAAGACGGCGCTGATACCGCGGGCGCCGACACCGCGCCCGCCCGCGAGGACGACGACAGCTACATGAGCCTGTCCCTGGCAGAACGCCAGCGCCTGCGTGGCGACACCGGCGATGAGCCGGCCGACAGCCTCAATCCTGAAGCTCTCGCGGCGCTGGTTGCCCGGTCGGAAGAGGAGGAGGGCGACAACGCGCATCAAGGGGCGAGCCCCGGCATTCCCCGCTCTCGCCTGAACGAGGTGACTCAGCAGCGCCGTGAGGCAGAGCAGCGGGCCCAGGCCATGGAAGCGGACAACGCGCGACTGCGTGCTCAACTCGCTGAGCTGGCAGCGGGCCGTCCTCCATCTGCGCAGGCTCCGGCTGCCGCAGCGGCGCCGGCCTTCGATGTGGACGAGGCCGAAGAGCAATACGCCGAACTGCTGATGGAGGGCGACACGAAGGCAGCAGCAGCGGTCCGCCGGCAGATCAACCAGGCCATCGAGGTGTCCGCCTTCAACCGGATGGCGCTGTCCACCGCGTCACAGCAGTCCCAGCAAGTTGCGATCCAGACGGTAGACGACCTTCTGGAACAGCACCCATGGCTGGGCACCGAGGACGGCCAGGAGGCGCTGGATCTCATCGAAGCATCGGCCTTCATGAAGGTGCAACAGGGCATGCCCCTTGCTGAAGCGCTGCGCGATGCAACTCTGCGGATTGCGCCGCGCTTTGCCCCCCCGGCTGGGGGTGGTCAAGGTGGGGGCCAATCTGTTGATATACGGGCTCAGAGAGCTATCGAACGCGGCGCTGCACATTCCCTGATGCAGCCCGCGAACACGGCAGCCGGCATGGGCAACCGTGCCACGCCTCCGAACGTGGACACGTCGAAGCTGAGCGACGACGAGTACATGGCGCTCCCGGAAGCCGAACGCCGTAAGGCGCGCGGGGACTGAGAGCCAATCCGACCGCCGAGGAATCACCCACCTCGGCGGCGCCAACAGACCGGGTGCATTCGCCCTGGGCAAGGCGTTAAAGGGCCCTGCGCTCTTGGCCGCGTCCCAAGCCATGTCTCGCAGTTGGGCGGCGTGATGTCCCGAAAAGAAATCCACCTTTTTGGAGCCTGACATGGCAGAAACCAACTTCGCGGCACTGACGCCGCAACAGAAACTCAACTGGGCCCGCGAGACCTGGAGCGCCGCGCGCGACCAGATGTTCATCAGCCGGTTCATGGGCAAGGGCTCGAACAACGTGATCCAGCGCATCACCGAGCTGACCAAGACCGAAAAGGGCGAGGCCTGCATCTTCCAACTCGTGGCTGATCTGGTTGGCGACGGCGTGACCGGAGACGATGAGCGCGAAGGCAACGAAGAGGCGATGGACTCGCACAGCCAGATCATCACCATCGACCAACTGAGCCACGGCGTGCGCAGCAAGGGCAAGATGGCCGAGCAGCGCACTGTCATCAACTTTCGCGAGGAAGGCCGCGACAAGCTGTCCTACTGGCTCGCCAACCGGTGCGACCAAGCGGCCTTCCTGACGCTCTCCGGCATCAGCTACACCTTCAACAACGACGGCTCGCCGCGGGTGAACTCGAACCTGCCCAACCTGGAGTTCGCCTCCGATGTGAGCGCACCCACGGGCAAGAGGTCGCTGATGTTCGACGGCACCAGCCTGCAGTTTTCCAACACCGGCAGCATCACGACGGCCTACGTACCGAAGTACACGATGATCGTGGACCTCATCGCCTACGCGAAAGAGCACCGCGTGAAGCCGCTGATGGCCGGCGGCAAGCCCTACTACGTGCTGTTCCTCGCCCCCGGCTCCCTGGCCGCGCTGAAGAAGGACCCCGACTACCAGCGCGCTGTGGTGCAGGTGGCGGCCAAGGCCGGCATGGACTCGCCCTGGTTCACGGGTGCGACCGTGACTGTGGACGGCGCCGTGCTCCACGAGCACAACCTGGTGTACACGACCAAGGGCGCCGCGGCTGGTGCCAAGTGGGGCGCAGGCGGCAACGTCAACGGCACGCGCTCGCTGCTGTGCGGCGCGCAAGCCCTGGCCATGGCCGATCTGGGCCCCGGCAACTGGGTGGAGAAGCTGTTCGACTACGACAACAAGGTCGGTCTGAACATCGACAAGATCCTCGGCATGCTGAAGCCGAAGTTCCCCTCCATCTACGACAAATCCACCGAGGACTTCGGCGTGGTGGCCGTGGACCACTACCTCCAGTGATCCATCAGCCGGCGGCGCGCGGTGTGTCGCCGGCTTTCTCCCCCTGATGTTGAAAGGAGCCTCACATGGCCATCAAACGCATTTCCGGCCGCCAGGAACTCATCGTGGCGCACCTCACCATCGGCTACGCCGACCCCACCACCTACGGCACCGCTGAGGCCGCATTCGATCTGCCCGCGAACGCCATCATCGCGGGCGGCGACGTGTTGGTCGGCACGGCCTGGAACAGCGCCACAACCGCCACGCTGAAGCTGGGCGATGCTGCTGACGACGACCGCTACACCGCCGCTGCCATCGACCTGAAGACGGCGGGCCGCACGGCGCTGACGGTGACCGGCCTCAAGTACCTGACGGCTGGCACCCTGAATGCCCTGATCGCTCAGACCGGCGCTGCAGCCACGGCCGGCTCTGCCCGCATCTGCATCCACTACTACGTTGAAGGCCGCGCGGCCTTCAGCCAGGGCTGATCTGTGGTCCGGCCAGCGATGGCCGTTTCCCCCGGCGGCCCGTGCCGTCGGGGTCTTTCTTGAAGGACACCATCATGAAATTCCGCTCCCCTTCCGACGAACCGATCCACGTGGGCCTGCTGACGGGTCACACGGCTCTCATCACTCCCGAGGGCGTGGAGCTGCCAGCCATCTTCCACAAGGAAGCCAGCGCGCGCGGCGCCATTGCCTTCGATGAAGGTCCGGCCTCCACTGTCGGCGAATCCACTGTGGACCGCCAAGCCGCTATCGCCGCCGTCATCAAGGCCATGCTGGACGGCAGCGATCCTGAAGACTTCACCGCCGACGGCAAGCCGAACCTCACCAAAGTGAAGGCACGGGCCGGTTTTACCGTTACGCGCGAGGAGGCTGATGCGGCTTTCCTGGCCGCGGTGCCGGCGAAGTAATCAGCCATGCAAGTCAGCGACATCATCAGCCAGTTCCGGGACACGGTGGGCGACTGCCACGCGCCGCACTTCTGGTCGGATGACGCTGTCGTCGGCTACCTCAATGAGGCGGTGCAGGAAGCGTGCGAACGTGCAAACTTGATCGAGGATCGGAACACGCCCGCGGTGTGCACCCTGGCAGTGGTCGCCGGCCAAGCGCGCTACGCCCTGCACCCCAGCGTCCTGCTCATCAAGCGAGCTACCCTCAATGGCGCGCTGATCCACGAAACCAGCGTGGAGGATCTGGACGAAGAGTCCTCACGCTGGGAGACCCGCGTGGGCACGCCTCGTCGGTTCCTGTTTGAGCAGGCCATCGGCCGTGCAGCGCCTCATCTGCAACTTGTCTCGATCCCCGCGGCCGTGGGCACTGTGGGCCTGACGGTCTACCGAGACGCGCTCAAGCCGCTCTCCGCCAGCAGGCCCACCGACGTTCCCGAGATCCCAGCCCGCTACCACACGCGGCTGCTGGACTGGATGTACCACCGGGCCTATCTGAAGCAGGACGCCGATTCCTTCGACGCCAGCAAAGCGGCGCAATCGCTGACGCTGTTCGAGCAAGCCTTCGGAGAGCGGCCCGATGCCAACGTGCAGCGCAAGCGGGCCGACCGGCAACCGCCGATCGTCCGCTGCGCGTGGTAGGGCGGGGGATTACTTCTTCGGCGGGTTGTTTCCGCGGCCCCCGCCGGATGGGACGTTGGGCACCTTGCTGGGCCAGTTCGGGTTGGGTGGGTTGCTTGCGTGCATGTCGGCTCCTCCTGTGGTTGGGAGCACCAGTCTATCCACCCCGGCCGGGGTTTCCATTGCGGAAGCTCCCGATGAAAACTCACCCCAGTTGACCTGAAAGGCTCCCCCATGAACACCGGCATGTCCAACGTCCGTCGCCGCCTACTGTCCCTGGCAAACCTTCCCAAGTACCGCGACGGCGGGCCAGTGCGTGGACCTGGCACTGGCACGTCCGATGAAGTCCTGGACGAGGTGCGGCCCGGCAGCTACATCGTGCCTGCGGACACCACCGAGAAGATCGGCCCGCGCACCCTCAAAGACGTGGCCCGGAACCTCATGCCGGAAGACGAGGGCGGGAAGCGCATCCTCGTGCGCCTGAGCAATGGTGAGTACAAGCTGTCGCCTGAGCAGGTGCACGCGATCGGTGTGCGGGCCCTCGACCAGATGAAGGATGCGACCCACAAGCCCGCCGGCCCCGCGCCGCGCATGAGCGCACGGGATCGTCTCCTGCGGCTCGCCGACGGCGGGATGGTCAGCGATGTCACCCGCGAGGGCAATGGCTACAGCGGCGGCAACGTGGGCGGCCATGTTTCGATCAACGGCGCGGCCGCTGGCGGTACGGTGTCCAGTGTCCCTTCGGCAACGCCGACACCGGCAACTCCTGCTGCCCCCGCTCCAGAAGCCGCTACTGCGGTCACCACGGCGGCGCCCGCGGCTCCGCAACCTGGAACTCCTGCTGCAACTGCAGCGACCATGCAGCCTGCCGCGGCGACAACAGCACCGGCCCCAGGCACTCCCGCAGTTGCAGGACAACAGGCCGCGCCGCAGGGCTGGGCCGAGCGCAACGCGCAGCGCAGCCTGGAAGTGACGGCCAGTTCCATAAAGCCCAGCCGCGAACGGGATGCTGCCCAGATGCAATTGAGTTCCATGGCGCCCCCCGGCGGGACACGCATGAACGCCTTCAACGATCCACGGAGCACGACTGTCGGAGCGAATCCTTACGCCGCAAGCAACACTGCCAAGCTATCTGGGCTCGGCGCTTCCATCGGATCCCGCGGGGTGGCAGAGCTTGGGCGTCCATCAGCTCCGCAACCCGCGACCGCACGCAACAGCTTTGGCGATGCGGCTGCGGCCACGACCAATCCAGGTGTGACGCAACTCGGCGTGCGTACTGCTTATGGTCGGCCGGGCTATGCTGATGGAGGCATGGTGCAGGATGACGAACAACGGCAGGCTCTGGTGGCCCAGATCCCCACCGGCGGCATGACTGCGCCTGCTGCCGATGGGTCGCAGGATCGTTGGACGAATACGGACGTGGGGCGCAACGTCGTGAATGCGGCCAGCGCGCTGCCTGGCGTCGCCGGAGCGCTGCCCGCTGTCGTTCGCACGGGCGGTGCAATCAGCGGTGCGGCCGACATCGTCTCCCGACTGGTCCAAGCTGGAACCGCTGCTGTGGGTGGCTCGGCCATTCCCACGCCATCTCAGGCGGCGACGACGCCCGCGACCGCGGCAAGCGCTCCCGACGTGGCGGCGCCGGCACCTCAGCCTGTTACGGCCCTGCCCAGCTCTCCGTCGTACTCCGCACCGCGGCAGGACTCGGGCCTGGCACCCAGCCGGAATGGCGGGCAAATCAGCGCTCAGAACATGGAGGCGGGAAACAACCTTGCCTCCGCATCCATGGATGCCGCCCGCGCTCGCCTGCTGGCGATCGGCAACGACGCACCGGCACAGGAGCAGGCCACCCCTGTGACCCGCCACAGCGGTAATGACTGGGCCGCGAGAAAGGAACTGGAGAACGCACGCACCGCGGCGAGCAGCATCACGAACAACCCACGGTGGGCTGGCAAGAACGCCGACAACAGCGTGGCCATGCAGGACTACCGCGCCATGCTGTCCAACGACATCGCCCAGCGGCAGGCCCAGCCCGGGCTGGAGCAGGAGGGCCAGCGCCAGCGCGGCCTATCGGCGCGGGAACGGCTTCTGCAGATCGGCGAGAACGCCCGCGCCAACCTGTCGGCCCAGCGCGCCGACGACGCCAACCGGATCGCAGCCGGCCGACTCGCCATCGAGCAGAACGCCGCCGGCTTTCAGAATCGGGCGGCCCAGCGCATGGAGAACGCGCAGGTGGCCTACGAGCAGGCCGCCACGCCAGCGCAGCGCGCATCGGCTCGTGATCGCCTCCTGGCCCTGGCCGGCAAGGCGCACGACGATCAGTGGAAGGCCGTTGCGCTGCAGGGAGGCACCGACGCCATGGGCAACAAGACCGAGAGCATCCTGGGAGCGGTCAACGAGCGCACGGGGGAGATGCGCCGGATGCCTACCGGCCAAGCAGGTGCCGATCGCGTCACGACCAAAGCGCAGTTCGATGCTCTGCCGAAGGGCGCTACGTACACCGGAGAAGACGGTCGGACCTATCGCAAGCCGTAGCGCTACTGGGTGGGGTTGACCAAAACGCCGCCGAAGCGATCATTGCTGGAGTCATAGAGGCGCCGGCAGGCCCCACTGATCAGCAAGCCCGCCCGGGCACTCCGGGTGTCGCTAGCCTTCTTCGCGGTGCACTCGGCGCCGGACTTGAAGCCGAAGAACCCGCGGCCGGAACCCTGGGCGACAGCCTGCAGGCCGCCCGGGTTCTCCTCAAGGCACACCTGGTGCACTGCGGCGGCAGCAGCTTCGTTCGCCACGCCCGGCGCCTTGTCCAGGATGCACGTGGCGTAGTCACCGGCCCAGGCAGCAGGCGCGCAGAGTAGGAGCAGGGTTGCTAACGAGCGGCGCATTGTCCGAATGTATCAGGAGAGCAACACCCTCTCACACATGGTCGGGCCCGATGGTCGCCACGAACACATTTGCCGCGTCCCGAAACAAAGGCCTTTTGGGCACCTTCGGTCCCTATGATTCCCCTTAAAGACCCAGTGGGTTCCCCTATAGTCCCCTGGAGTCCCCTGAACTACACCAGAGTGCTATTATTTACAGCATGAAAGCCAACACTTCCCCTACACCAGTTCTCGTGCCGCGGCGAGTAGAACGCATGTCGGCTGAGGAGTTTTTGGTTCTCGTCGATTCCGATCGCTTGAACATTGCCAAGTCACGGTTCGTGCCGCCCAAGCTGGGTAGCAAGGACTTTGGACGCTTCGAGGTTCAGTACAAAGTACCTGTATTGAAGCCTGCATGAGCGATCCGAACTTGTCGGTTCCTACCCCGAAGCCTGGGGATGAGCACACTGCTCAAAACGGCTACCCGCCGATGGCGATCATGAATCGCATGCTCGACATCCAAGAGAAGCGATTGGAGCTGGACAGCCGTCAGCTTGACATCACTGAGAGCGAGACAGCCCAGAACAAGGAGCTCGCTCTGAAATCGATGGAGTACAACTCCAAGGCCAACAGTGAGCACAAAGAGGTGATGCGGCGCGCCATTGCGTGGCGCTACATCTTTTGGGGTTTGATCGCCTTGCTTGCGGCTGTGGCGGTCATGACGGCCTTGCTGCTGGACAAAGAGGCTTTTGTCGTCGAGATAGTGAAATACATAGCGTTCTTCCTGGGTGGTTACGGCACCAAGGCTGTAGTGCAAAGCCGGAAGCGCAACAATCAATCTGAAGACGAGTGAGATCAAAGCGCAACGCCTCTGCCATAGAGCCCGCTTCGGCGGGCTTTGTCGTTTCTGGGCCCCGTGCAAAGCCTCCCAAACTGCTGTCTGCACGCCCCCCCTGCTGGGGTTAGACCTGCCACCGCTATAGGTGGAAAGTTGCCAGATGGCACAAGATCAATTTGGCGGCGACCTCATCCCCAACACCGACGCGTTTGGCGGCACTCTTGTTGAGACCGGCGCCGCGCCAGCGCCTGGGCCCGCCGCTCCCGGCGTCATCTCGACGATCAAGCGCACCGGTGGCCAAATGCTCACCACGGCAGCCACCGCGGCCGAGGACGTGATCGGTTCCAACACGGCGACCCGGGCCGTAAAGGAGACGGGCCAGGGAATCATCGACCGCAACCCGGCCGGTATCCGCAGCCTGCGCGACCTGGTGGACAGCCCGTGGCTTGCGGTGAAGGAATCGGCGGCACAGTTCGCGCCGCAAATCGCAGCATCTGCTGCTGGTGGGGCGGCTGGTGCACGGGCAGGGCGAGTGTTCGGGCCGGCTGGCGCGGCAATCGGCGGCGCCGTGGGCAGCTTGGTGCCCATCTTCACGCAGGAATACGGCGGCATCCGCCAGGAGCAGCAGGCATCCGGGCAGGAGGACAAAGCCCGTGCCCTGGCCGCTGCCATCCCCGCCACAGCGCTCGAGCGCGTGGGCATGGGGAAGATGCTGGATGTGATCAAGGGCATCCCCGGCAAGCCCAGCACCATCCTCAAGGAAATGGGCAAGGGCGCCGTGCGCGAGGGCGCGACCGAAGGCGCCCAGAACATGGTCGAGCAGTGGGGTGCATTCAAGAACCCCACTACCAGCGAAAACCTGGAAGACACGGCCCTGTCCGCGGCAATGGGCGCCATCGGCGGTGGCGTCATGGGGGCAGGTGCTGGTGTGGTGGACGGAGCGCGGGCCCGCGGCCAGCAGAAGGCCGCCGATCAGCAGGCTTCCGTGGATGCGTCGGCGTCCCAGAGCGTCGGGGATGGGGTGCAGGATTTGCACCCCACGTCCAGCACCGGACTGCCCGATGTCGCAGAGTACGGCGGGCTGATCGACCAGATGGTGAAGCCCGAGAACCAGCAGCAGTACCGCGACACTCTGGCCCGCGCCCTGGACGAGCAGCGCCCGGCCGAGGAGCGCAAGGCGGCAGCGGACGCCCTGCACCAGGCATTCAACCCGGAGCAGTTCCAGCGTTCGCAGGCCGCGGCACCGACTGCCGACCCTGCTGGTGCTACAGCACCAGCAGCACCACCCGCCATCAATCCGGCGGACGGCCCGATGTCGAAGGCTGCGGTCATGGCCGGCGACTTGGGGCTCGCCCCCATCACTCCGCCCGCGCCGCCGTCAGCGCCGGATGTGCGGCAGCAACTGGGGGCGGCACTCGATCAGCTGTCGCCCGAACAGCAGCGCGCGGCACGCATGACCCTCGCAGACCTGGAGCGAGCGGACCTTCCCGCAGGTGTCCGGGCCATGCGCGAATCCGAAGCCCGGGCGCTCATTCCCGCGCCTACGCCCTCCGACCAGGAGGTGCTGGCCGGAATGGAGTCGGGCCGCGTAGTGCGCACCTTCGAGCCCCAGCCGGCCGACCTTTCCGACGTGGCGAGCTATGCCGGTCTCATCGACAGCATGGTGCGGCCCGAGGCACAGCCCGCGTTCCGCCAAGCGCTTGCTACCGCCCAGGACCAGACGCTGCCTTTGTCGGTGCGGTCGGAGGCGGAAAACGCACTGCATGCGAACTTCGCCCCGGCTGCGTACCAGCGCGCCCGGCAGGCAAACCCCGATGCCCGCCTGAGCCTGCAGCCCGTCGCGGCTCCCAGCTATGGGAACGGCATCGACTTCACCACCGAAGCGCGCCGGGAAGATCCGGCAGCAGCCCGCATCGCGGCCCTGGCGGTGGCGGATGGCCGCACGCCCGGCGAGCCGATGCGGCTGAACGAAGCCCATGCGCTGCGACAGCGTGCCGCACAGGATGGGATCGCGGTATCGGTGGTGCCTCACCCGAGCGGCCGGGGCTTCGACGTGCAGCCCACGCTGCGCCTGAGCCCGCAAGAGCGCAATCAGGTGCCCGCCACTGCAGAAGCCGGCGCCCTGACGTTCGACCCGGCTCCTACCGGCCGCATGGTGGCCGGGCCTGAAGGCGTCCGCCCCGAAACGCGGGCTGAGGCGGTGGCGCGAATCAACGCCGCCCAGGCAGAGCGCCTGGCGCTGGAGGCCGAGCGCCAGCGCCGTGCCGACCTGGGCATGAGCAACATCACGCCCGTGCGCCCGCTGCCCGCGGAGCCGACCACGCCGGCACTGGCCTATGACAACGCGCCCACGGGCCGTATGTTGGCAGGCGCGGACGGTGTGCGGCAGGAGCGCCGCGCCGAGGTGGTGAACCGGGCCAACGAGCCCACGCCCGTGCCGGATACCGTGACCAGCGCGGGCGGCGCGCCGTTCACCTCGCAGCAGGCCGCACAGCGTGAGCTGCAGCGCCGCGAACTAACGGGCAGCCATGAGGTGGTGCCAGCCAGCGGTGATGCCTCGCTCGGGTACGTGCTGCAGAAGAAAGGCCGTGGTGATCCGGCGCCGCAAATGCGGGGGAATCCCGCATTTGAAGGACAGGCCGAGAGAGCACCGAACTGGCGCACGAATGCGCTGCAGGCGGCGCGCGTGGCCCGCTCCCTGGATCTGGACGTGCGCGGCATGAGTCTGCAGCGGATGGTGGCCGCGGTGGATGCTGCCGATGCTGCCCGGACCCGGCAGGACCAGCCGGACGTAATCCGTACGCTTGGTATCGACCGGCCCCAAGGCGGCACTTCCGAAAAGGTCACTCAAGGCGAAGGAGCAGCAGGGCAGAGCGGAGCGAGCAGCACCAAGGCGCCCATGGCCGCAAATGCTCCCGAAACAGTCATGGCCGGCGCCGATAAGTCCAGCGCGGTGGACCAGCGCAGCGCCCCTCAGCGACGCGAGCAGCAGCAGGATCGCTCAGGCCCAGCGCGTCCGGCGGATGTGTCCACTGGTCAAAACCGACGATCTGTAGGTTTTCCCGAAGCCGCTCCCGCCGCCCAGCAGTCCGGCCGCATCGAGGACTTCGGCGAGACCCTGCCCGGCGCGCGGAAGATGCTTTACGCCGAGGCCTACGCCGACGGCATGGCCAAGGCGAAGGAGCTGGACGTGAAGGCGCACCCGCTCTCCAAGACCTGGCCGGAGCCCGACTACGCCAAGCTGCTGGAAGGCGGCACGGCTCCCGATACCGTGGCGCTCGCCCGGGCGCTGCGCGACGCGGTGCCCACCAAGCCCCAATCCACGTGGAAGCTGCGCGGCTGGTCGGATCGCGTCACCATGCTGCGCGGCTTCGCTGACGATCTGCTCTCCGGCCGGAACGATCCCGCCGCGGTGCGGGCCGAACTCCACCGGGACAGCATCCCCCGGGGCATCGCCAATCAGGCCGCGCTCTATGAGGCCGTGGGCCATGAGCGTTCCCTGAAGGACATCAAGCTGGATGCCGGGCGGTACTCGATGTATGAGGGCGTGGCCTACGACCTGCCGCGCACGATCTGGACGGTTTCGCGTGCGGCCAAGGCTTCGAGCTTCAACAACTGGCCTCGCGAGCTGGCGAAGGGCGACACGCGGGAGACCGCCATCGAGGCGTTCAAGCGCCGATCCGCCGAGTTGCTGGCCGAGCAGGGCGCGCCCGTTCGCGGTGCGTCATTCGAGATCTACTCCAAGCGGGCCGGCGGTGCGCGGGAGTTCTTCGTCGGCAAGAAGATCGGCCGCAACGTGGCAGAGCTGAAGACCGGCTTCCCCGACGTGAAGGCCGCCCGCGCCTACCTGGCCGACAACCAGACGGAGCTGGAGAACCTGCTGCAGCGCTACAAGGATGTGCCGCCCGTGCGCAACAGCCAGAACGCGCCGCGCATCGGCCAGGACTACCGCAAGGGAGGCGATGCCACGCCCGAACAGTTCCAGGAGGCTTTCGGCTTCCGCGGCGTGCAGTTCGGCAACTACGTCGAGAGGCCGCGGCGCCAGCAGGATCTGAACCGCGCCTATGACGCGCTGATGGATCTGGCCGGCGTGCTGAACCTGCCGCCCCGGGCGCTGTCGCTGGGTGGCCGGCTGGGCCTGGCCTTCGGCGCACGTGGCTCCGGCGGGCAGAACGCCGCCGCGGCGCACTACGAGCCGGGCAGCGTGGTGATCAACCTGACCAAGCGTGAGGGCGCCGGCAGCCTTGCTCACGAATGGTGGCACGCGCTGGACAACTATTTCTCCCGGCAGCGCGGCGACGGCGCCGGCTACATGACCGCGGAGGAACGGCAAGGGCAGGGCGTGCGCGAGGAGATGCGGACCGCCTTCCGCGAGGTTCGCTCGGCCATCAACCGCACCGGCATGCTCGAGCGCAGCAAGAAGCTGGACGATCGCCGCACGAAGGAATACTGGACGACGAAGCCCGAAATGTCGGCCCGGGCCTTCGAGAGCTACGTGGTGGCGAAGCTGCAGGACCAGAGCGCGGGGAACGACTACCTGGCGAACATCGTGCCGGCGGGCGTGTTCGCACTGGAGGGTGCCTACCCGTACCCCACGGCGGGCGAGATGCCGCAGATCCGCGGCGCGTTCGATGCGTTCTTCCAGGCGGTGGAGAAGCGGCAGGAGGGCGACGGCAGTGTGTCGCTCTACAGCACGGGCGACACCGGGCCCGGCCGTGGCCTATCGCTTGAAGACGCCCAGCAGGCGGTGAAGCAGGCCCTTGCGGGGCTCCGGAACCCGCCACCAGTTGATGTCGTGCTGAGGGCCGCTGACCTTGGGCAAGGGGAACCGGACTACGTGAAGGGGGTGAGGATGCCTGACGGTCGGCTTGCCGTCGTCGCTTCCGCTCACTCCAGCCCCCTGGATGTCGTCGAGACTGTCTTTCATGAGCTGTTCCATCAAGGTTTGCGCAATATTGTGGCAGACCCCGTTTACGTGCAGACCATGCTGGACTTGGCCAAGCGGGACAGCCGCGTGCAGCAGTACGCCATTCGGTGGAAGCAATTCTCGCCCGATGCGCCCGCGCAGTTGGAGGCGCTGAAGGCCGCCGGCCACAAAGGCAGCACCCTCAATGGCTACTTTGAAGCGTTGTCGATCGAGGAGGGTCTGGCCGTGGTGGCGGAGGAACTGCGCGCCCAGAAGCAGGCCGGCACGCGCATGGGCCTGCGGGTGCGCACTCTGGCCAACTGGCTTGCGAGCGTGGCCGATCGTTTGGGCATGGAGCGCCTGGGTGCGGCCATCCGGAAAATGACCTACAACGAGGCCGAGCGCTTCGTCATGAAGGCCATCGACAACGCCGGCAGCGCGCCGCTGAATGGCGCCGCCACCGTGGGCCCGGACATCTCGCGCTACCGCACCGCGCCCGCCGCTGCAGTGGAGTCGAGCATGGGCGAAATGACCCCGGTGCAGGAGAAAGTGTGGAAGAAGGTGGCCGGCACGGCAACCGTCCCCACGCTCAAGCAGCGGGCCGAAGCCCTGCGCCAGAACTTCGCGGTGCGCGCCAAGCAGGCGCTGGTCGACCAGTTCGCCCCCATCCAGGACGTGAGCCAGGAGGCGTACATGCTCGCGCGCATGTCCAAGGGCGCCGATGGCACCATGGAAGCGGCCATGCTCTACGGCCGGCCGTTCTTGCGCGACGGCGTGCCCGACGTGAACGTGAAAGAGGGCGGCTTCGCCAACGTGCTCGCCAGCCTGAAGGGCGAGCAGGACCGTTTCCTGTGGTGGGTGGCCGCCCAGCGGGCCGGGCGCTTGAAGGCCGAGGGCAAAGAGAATCTGATGAGCGTGGACGACATCGGAGTGCTCAAGACGCTCAACGCCGGCAACATGGCGGATGGCACGAACCGCGCCCCGGTGTACGCCAAGGCCATGGCCGATCTCAACAGCTTCAACGAGGGCGTGCTGAAGATGGCCCTTGACTCGGGCCTGATCGACCAGAGCGCCTATGACCTGTTCCGCGACCAGCCCTACGTCCCGTTCTACCGTCTGATGGCCGACGGCGAGATGCAGGGCCGGCGCTTCAGCTCCGGGCTGGTGAACCAGAAGGCCTGGCAGAAGCTCAAGGGTGGGACCGAGAAGCTGAACGCCGACCTGCTGCAGAACACGCTGCTGAACTGGAGCCACCTCTACGCCGCAGCCGCACGCAACCGCGCCGCGCTCGCCACGATGGACGCAGCGGAAAAGCTGGGCGTGGCCTACCCGGTGCAGGAGGGCACGAAGGGAGCGGTGAAGGTGATGCGCAACGGCGAGGCGCAGCACTGGACCATCGAGGATCCGTACCTGCTGGAGGCTGTGAGCGCGCTCAACTACACCGCGAGCCCGCTCATGAAGCCCCTGGCCAAGATGAAGCAGGTGCTGACCTTCGGCGTGACGGTGAACCCGACGTTCAAGATCCGCAACCTCATCCGGGACAGCCTCTCGGCCATCGCGCAGTCCGAGCTGGGTTACAACCCGGCGGCCAACGTGGCGCGCGGCTGGAAGCTCACGGCGCGCGACAGCCAGACCTACGCCTCGATGCTGGCATCCGGCGGCATCATCAAGTTCGGCACGCAGGAGAACACCGACCGGCTGCGAGACCAGGTGGCCAAGCTGGGCGGCGTGGTGCTGGACCGGCAGGGCTGGAAGAAGCTGACCGGCCAACTGTCCACCGTCTGGAATGCCTACAGCGAACTGGGCGACCGGGCCGAGAACGTCAACCGCGCCGCGCTCTACGATCGCCTGGTGGCGAAGGGACACAGCCATGCCGAAGCCTCCTTCATGGCCCGCGACCTGATGGACTTCAGCATGTCCGGCAACCACGCCGTGGTACGTTTCCTCACCCAGTCCGTACCGTTCCTGAATGCCCGGCTGCAGGGGCTGTACAAGCTCGGCCGCGCTGCCCACGACAACCCGCGCCGCTTCGCCATGGTGGCCGGCGCCGTGTCGCTTGCCAGCCTGGGCCTGATGGCCGCCTACAGCGATGACGACGACTGGAAGAAGCGCGAGGACTGGGACCGGGACAGCTACTGGTGGTTCAAGATCGGCGGCACGGCCTACCGCATCCCCAAGCCCTTCGAGGTGGGGGCCATCGGGACGCTGGCCGAGCGCACCGCGGAGCTGATGATGTCCGACGAGATGACGGGCGAGCGCTTCCGGCAGCGTCTGGCGCACATGGTGTCGCAGACCTTCTCCTTCGACCCGATGCCGCAGGCGTTCAAGCCGCTGATCGACATCTACTCCAACAAGGACAGCTTCACCGGCCGCGCGATCGAAAGTCAGGCGGACCAGCGCCTGCGCTCCCAGGACCGCTACGACGAGCGCACCTCCGAGGTAGCCCGCATGCTGGGCTCCTGGGGGCTGCCCGACCCGGCCCGGCTGCTGAAGGGCGAATGGGCCGACCTGTCGCCGAAGCAGGTGGACTACCTGCTGCGCGGGTACTTTTCCTGGGCCGGCACCACCGCGGTGGCTGCAGCGGATGCGATCGCACGGCCGGCGCTCGACCGCGGCGAGCGGCCGGACATGCGCCTCAAGGACGTGTTCGTAGTGGGCAACTTCGCCGAGAGCCTGCCGTCGGGCAGCAGCCGCTACGTCACGCAGATGTACGAGCAGGCCAAGCAAGTCGAGCAGGCCTACGCCTCCTACCGGGACGCGCTCAAGCGGGGCGACCTGGAGAAAGCCCAGGAGATCATGCGCGACGAGGCGCCGAAGCTCCAGCACCGCGCCGCGTTCAACAACGCCAGCGAGCGGCTGGCGGCGCTCAACCAGCGTTCCAAGGCGATCACGGCCGACCCGAGCATGAGCGGCGAGGAGAAGCGCCAGCGCCTGGACACGATCGAGCGGCTGCGGGCTGAGATCGGGCATCGGATGAGCGCGCTGTCGATCGCTCCATGACGGGCGAAAATCCGGCGAAACGGCACCTCAACAGCAAGCCGACGAAGTATGCTGTCCGGAGGACTGCACTAGTTCGTCGATGGAAGGTGAAGAAATTTCCTGTCCAGTGCGTGATCACCAGAGCAGTTGTGAACCGTGATGCGAATTTGAGGAAGTTTCCATGGAAGAAAGAGCAGCCAAGCGAGTGCTTTTCTCTGGCATCGCCCGGTATCCCGCCGAGCCGGAAGAGAGCATACATATCCACTGCCTTGAGGATGAGTCCGGCGCATATGTCTGGGCGGTTACAACTTGGGGCGCGGATGGGAAGTGGCGTCTTGAGGGCAGGACTAAGAGTGTTGGAAATGGGGTGCAGCAGACTGACGCTGTGACGGCCGTCAGTGAATCATCTCGTCAATGGGTCCGAAAGTCGGCGCTGCAGATCGAGGTGACTGAGCGCACGACTGGCACATTAAGAATTGATGGGGCTTGGCTCGAATCTGCAGAGGGCAGCCCGCCAGATTCGTTTCCGTTCCGTGGCTTGTTGGAACTGGCGACAGTCGACGAGACAGTGAGCTTCCTGGCGCGTGTAACCCGGGACAGTGAAGAGTCCCGGCAAAAAGTGTCAGAGAACTTAGGGATCGATCCAGGTAGACGCAGGAAGCAGTTTCCCGGCCGTTGATCTGCATCACCTGCTTCCGGAAACCCTGTGTTGCGGAACATGCGCGGAACCGAGCGCGGAACAAGCTATTGAAACCATAGCGCTGCAGCCATGGTGCCCGGGGCCGGAATCGAACCGGCACGCCTTGCGGCGGGGGATTTTGAGTCCCCTGCGTCTACCAATTTCACCACCCGGGCGACGCAAAGAAGGAAGTCGCGGATTATGGCACAGTAGCGCGCT